CGTATTATTTGCATAATACTGGGATGTACATAACACCATTTCCAACACTTTTCTATGCCTGGTATAGTAAACTAATAGAGGAGAACCTAGCACACAAATCAAAAACAGAAAACTCACAAGAATACCAATCTTTACTCAAAAGGTAGAAAAGGTAGCAGCAAAGCTATGATCACCAACAAAAGCTGGCAATGGGCAATACCACTACATGAACTATTCTTCGTCGTCAAAAAGGGAATCCAAGAAAGCTGGTAGTCCTTCGACATATGAAAAGTTGTCTTCACCACTTTCACCGATGTAGTTAAACATCGAATCTGATGCTTCAATACCATATACATGGTCAATATAAGCAATGTTTGCATCAACGTAAGCACCTCTCTTTTTCCAATAAGTGTGCAGAGCTAGCATCCATGCGTCTAAAGAATCATAAGCATCTAAATACGGAATCAATAAATCCGGCGGCTTTTTCTTTCTTATTTTTAGCCTACGCGGAGGCCCTTGCTTGAGGTTCATTATTGAGTATCGAAAGTCCCCATCAGCTAGCACAGTTCCAAGATCAGTGTTTCTATCTTTGCTCTCTATATCGTATGAAACGAATAGTTCGAACATGGAATCAAAGTCAGGACCGGCATAAAAGCTGTTACAGTAAAACTTCTGAGCATCAAGCCATGGTAGGGATATTTTATTTTTAGGTGTTTCAAAATAGCGTGGCAAAACATACCTATTATAGGCAATTCGCTCTGAATTTGCAACCTTTTTGCGCGCCTCAGCATATAGCTGGTCATTAGTCATACCGGACCTATGGGGTCCCCAAGCAACCATATACATCTGTATCAAAAGTCTACGGAGTACAGGCATAGTGTGGAGCGAGAAGGGATTATTATAAAGTGCGCCCTTTGTCTTTTCGTACATGTCTATTGCATTTCTAGAATGTCTTAGACCACTACCACCACCATAAACTAATGTTTCATAAAAATCAATTTGTCTACGCGCAGGCAACCCAGCACAGCTATAGGCTTTTAGGAGAGTCGGACCAGTATAAGGTGAAGGGTTATCAAATCTATCAAATATAGCAAGACCTTTCCCAATCATTGGTGTCTCACGTATCCGCTCTTCAAACCATATTTTATCAAATATGTTATAACCAAGCAGATTAATAAGACCACCTTTTGAATCATCACCATAACATATGATGTGACTAGAATTCTCAAACCCCTCCAAAATTTTGGCCCAACACAACCAGTTAATGATACAACCCAAGGCAGTAGTCCATGGTGAACCACTAGGGAGACACTTTGAAAGCCTAAAACAGAAACCACCAGGAATGACAACGTTTTTAAAAATTGTACCAGATGCCATAAAGAAGAATAAGTTATCATACTTCTTACCTGCAGGAAAACACCCGCGTAATATAGCAAAGGCTAAAACTAACAAATTCTCGGTAACTTTAGTATCGAAGCCCTTCCAATCAACCTCAAACTGGATGTCATATGGATCAAACACTCTCGCGAATTCACCAAATTTACCATTCATGAAATCGATACCAACTCCAATTTCATTCCAAGGTGCTTCTTTATTTATTTTTGCAATCTGGCGCATCCAAGGACCAGATATAGCAAGTGCAATTATTTTTGACACACCTTCGGGCATTAACACAACCCTAGATTTAATCTCAGCACCAATATTACCGAGCTCAATTTTGTTAGAACGTCCACGTCCACCTATTGTCCAGCAAGATCTATCAACAATCATTTCTTCGCTAGCTTCTCTAAACACCCTAGCAGCAATAGGTTTGATAAAGCTATCCGCACCGTAGTGCGTTTTTAGACCACGTGACTCACATAAAAGTCCAGCATAGGAGTTAGCTTTAGTACCAACTCCCAAAACATAGTCTTCAGTTATGTCAACTGTAATCTTAGGTAACTTTATTTTGTGTAACCTTTTCTGCGCACATGCCCAATAATCATCAATATCAATTTCGGGTGCAGGATCGCAAAGCTCTTGAAAATTGTTGACCTGCGTAGGCCAAGCACCTTTAGCAGTTATTCGATACTCACTGAACTCGTCTACCTTTGATAGGAACCATCTAAAATCTGATTTCCGCCAGTATGGGTCAATTTGATTGAATTTCTGAATTCGAGAACCCACAGTCATCCCAACGTTCCCTACATAACGACAACTAGATGAGGTCTTAATAGGTAAAGCTTCCTTAATACTGTCAGGTAACTTACCATCCTTAATAATATCTCTAGGCCAGCGAAAAATCTTAGTCTGGTTGTCGTAAAAAGGGTATACGTCGGAAGTAACAAATTTATGATGGTAGATCTTTTTAGGACCTTTTAGACCACGCCCAACCACAGCTACAGCACCAGTACAGTAAAACTTTTTTAAAGTAGGCAAAAGTGTAGGTGTGAGAACACCTACAAGCTCTTCAAGACTAGCATTAGATTTACCAGGTTTCTCACGCCTGTAGGCACCCAACACGGGGTAACCACGAATATAGGTTTCATCCCTTCTTCGTTTCCAATTGCTAACGAACTTTTCTACTTTCGCGGTAAAGGACTCATCGAAGTCAACTAACGGAACCTCAGGGCTTATAGACCAAAAAGATCTGGGAAGTAATTAGGTATTCCCTTCTTCAGATCCTCCAGCAAATCTTGCTGGCGCTTAATAACCATTTCTTTCGCTTTTTGTTTTCTAACACTTTCGTCAGTTATACCCAGCAGTTCCATCTGCTGCTGTATACTGAGGTTTTCTTCAGAAACCATCATAACACCCAAAAATTTATTTTTAGTAACGACAAAGTTATATAACTGGCCAGTTAACTGCTTACGTTCCTGCTCGTGCTTAAGGGCCAAAGCAGTTTGGGCATCACCAACTCTCTTTTTCAATGCACTATATTCCTGTGCATCGATTTTAAAAGCAGCAATCTGAGCTTTATCAAGATCGAGATGTGAGAACTGCTCGTGTGTAGACATGAAAAAGGCATACTCACGACGGTAGTAAGTATTCCAAGCCTTCCCCTCTTTTGTAAAACCAACAATTTTTCCAGCATGTTCAGCGGAAGTGAACACGACTTTAGTACCAAATTCCGCATTCCAACAATTATTATAAAAAGTAAATATGCTAATTTTAGCCTCCCTTATTTTGTCATCATTTTGTGACGAGAGTTTACTAAAAATATCAGCATTTATCAACGGGTCAAATACAATAGTTTTAAAAGTCCTAGAGACAGGCTTAGGAAGGTCTATTTTAGCAAAGCCTTCAACAGCATCAGTGACAATATTACGGGAACCTATAAGACGTAAGTTTTGAGAACCGACACGAGTACCAATTTGGGGACAATAATAAAAATTTTTGGGCATAGAAGTAGCTTATAAATGGTGCCGACTCTTTCAACGCGCGCCCGATGGGCTACAATTTATCTTTTTACTCATGGGCGTCCTTACGAGTTTGCGCCGTCATGATACAGAGTCCCAAAGATTCAAAGAGTCGG